TGAGGTTTACGTTGACATATGAACCGTTTGTATAAGAACTGCCACCATTCGTGATGGTGACCGCATTAGCCCCGTCTGTGACGTCATTGATGTTCCAACTGGAGTTGATTGGGTAATGGAATACCTGAGAGAAGTAACCTGCTGATCTTTGTGCTCCAACGGCTTTTCCTGCGTCGTACCAAGTGGCTTCTCTGACGTTATAAATGATTGCATCATTACATTCTGTTGCATCCTGACCATTGGGGAAGAACCACCAAATCTCTCCATATCTCGTCACTTTTGTAGCGTATACCTTTTGACGTTGAGCATAGTTCAAGTTGTCAAAGAAGTAGTTCTGATTCATGTCGTTAGGGTTTTCCTTAACAACACCGTTGTAGAGCATAAACCGATCAACACCGCACCAATAGTAAATACCGTCGTACTCAATCACTGACTGAGATGATAGGATTGAAGATTGACTGGTAATGATGTCGTATCTCCAATAAAAAGATACGGCAGTTGTTCCTGTAGTTACAGTTGTAGGCGTATAAGACACACGAATAACGCTGTCTAGAGACCAAAATAGCCCTGATGGAGCGTTTGAACCACCACGAACTGGCAAACCTTGGACAATCTTTGATGCAGATACATTGTTTGAGTTAGCTGTAGCAGAAACCCAATCGTTGATGTTCCCTGCTCCAGAGTTTTGGATTAGACCATTGTCACCATAAATGAACACATATGGGTGTAAAGTAACAATGCCACCTGAAACAGACAAATTGTTGTCAAATGTCAAGGTTACTGGGTTATTGACTACAAAAACAAGACCAGTCGTTGTCCCTGCTGTAGTAGTTAATGCGTTACCTTGGTGTGATGCCGACAAAGTAAAAGTTGTCGTTCCATTGGTAGCTATGATGTAGTAAGTACCCGCAGAAATACCAGTTGCTGAACCTGTATTTGTGCCTGTGACATAAACTGATTGGCCAACAACTAAAGTCGATGCTGTACAAGAACACTGTCCACCAGTGCCTGTGACTGCCACGCTTGATAAAGTAATTCCTGTGGTTGCAGTAGCAGGCAAAGACAAAGTAATTGTGTTTGTAATGACGCTGACAACGGTTGTTCCTGCTTGGATTCCAGTTCCAGTAACCGTCTGACCTGCCCCAATAATGAATTCATTGGTAAAAGGATAGTCCATAACTACGGTAACACTACCGTTTGTTGTATTGGCTGTTTGGGTAAAAACTCCAATAGGACTTAATTCGTAACCAGTGAAAGTCAACACTTCTGTTGCACTTGCTGTTGCGTTAGCAGTCATTGTGATTGTCAAACCATTGTTTGAGACAACAAAGGTGTTTGCAGGGATACCCGTTCCAGTAATCACCAAACCCTTCACAATCAACGAATTGTGTGAAGATAGGGTAATGGTAGGGCTACCTGAAGAAATCGTTGCTGTGACCGTTATATAGCCATTCATCGGGCCTGCTAGGGGCTTGGTATTGACTGTGCTATCAATTGCCGTCAGATTTTGACCTGCATGGCCTAAAATTAGATTGTTTCCTGCACCAGTATTATCAAAAAAAGTATCAAACTGCCACAGATTATTAGAATTGGCAACAAAGCCGTACATAAGAAAATCAGTAATGCCAGAGCCAATACCGACACTGTTAAGCGGAATAACTTGAACACCGTCAGAATAACCAGAAAAAACCTGAGTAAATCCATTTTGTGGGTTGACATAAATGCCTCTAGATGGACCTGCAAGGTAGCTTGTTATCTCTTTATAGCCTAGGATTTTTCTAGGACGTCCACGCTGAAACCTGACCCACTGGCCATCCCTGTAATTCATGGAGTCCGTGAGCGTTCCATCCCGTTGGATACCCGCTTTAGTGACTAGCGCATAAGTCTTGAGCATTGTCATTAGAACGTCCCCGAGTTGATGCCACTTGCATCAAGTAAGAATTTGTTAGTTCCTAGAATGGAAATACCGAATTTTCCAGAACTTGGTCTAAAAATACCAGTAGTATTCTCATTCAAGAAGTTAATGGCAGGCACTGCCGCAGAACCATCAACTATGGACAAAGATGTAGTTCCTGCTTGAGTTGTATTTGCATTAAAGAAATTAGTGCCATCACAAATCAATGAAACTTGTTGCCCCGCAGGAATAACATAAGTATTCCCTGCTCCTGTTGTAATGCTGACAGTATGTCCATTTGGGGTTGTTTGATTACTAACCACCAAAAGAGCAACAACTTGTGGAAAAACTATGGTTACGTTTCCAGTTAAAGTACCAACAATCTCTTGAATAACGCTAGAAGATTGCGTTGTTGTAAGGGTGTAAGTACCTGCAGTTACTGGCAACGTATTTGCAGTAAAGGTAAATACGTTAGAAACGCCATAACCAACAGTCACAAACTGAGTGCCATCGCACACAATAAATGAAGATTCATTGGGCTGATAGGTTTTATTGGTGTTTGTATCTAACGTATCTGAACCTGACGTACTAATCGTCATAGTCCCAGAACCATTGTTCTTTAATAAAAAGAACCAGTTGTTTCCTAGCGTAGAAGCAAGGGGAAGAGTGGCCGAACCAACTCCACCAGACCAGACTTTGGTTTGTGCTCGATCTGAAGCTAGAAACGTGTATCCAGTGGTAAAGGATGCGGCAGGGTGCGTCTGGTTTAAAGTGTTCGATATAGCGCTTAAACCGTACCCTGCAAGCGTTGTAGCGTCTGGTGCTGATGTACCCACACCCATGGCAATATTAGCCCATGTGCCCCCTACAGTGGTATTTGTAGTGAGGTAAATGTACTTTGTCTGGCCTGCACTGATGGAAATAATTGTCCCACCGCTATTGTCGTAAACGGTAAACGTCTGTGACCCTAGATTCCTGATAAACGCATCTGTCCCTAATGCCGTTTGATTGGCAGGGGGCATATACAAACCCAAACCACTCGTAGATGGAGTGACATCCATAATACGGGCGGCGTAGACACCGTTTGTATTTGATGAAACTGGCCACAACAAATAGGTGTTTGTCGTTAACGATAGGTTAAGGTATGAGACGTCAGTAGGCTGAATTACATTCCCAGTGAATGGGGAGGTAAATGTAGTGGCTACGCCTGTAAATGGTGAACCGTAAGTCATGCATCCACCGCTATGGCTTGTCTATCAGCAATACGCAACTTGTCTTCGTTGGTCAGTGTAGACATGATTAAATCATACTGTTGTTGCCACATAGCGACTCTAGGATCGTTCTTTAGGTAAGGCATGGCTTGGAGTAAAGAACCAAAAAGGATCGCTTGTGGGGCGTATTGGGTGAACCAATTGGTCTGATTTGATGCATCTAATGGCTGAACCCTTTGGTAGTAAAGTACTTCAAAAGAGTACGCTTGGTCAGGCGTGGGCGAGACAAACCAATGCGTATAGTCGTAATCACAATAGTAAAGTGGTGCGCCAGTGCCTGTAGTTGCATTCGGGTTGTATTCTTTTAAGTATTCGTATTTACGGAGCAAAACAGGCTGAGATGCACCGCTTACAGTGATGTTCATGGATACCGTCTTGTGCCAGTCAGTTGGCTTGGCAATAATGGCGGTATTGGCTGTCATGGCACTCTCTGCCACGTACAAATTGCCCAAAAACTTGATTTGGCTTGCAATAACTTGCTCTGCCAACATGATAAAAGTTGGAATATAGGAGATAGTTTGGGCGTCTGTACGCTCAAGATAGACTTGAATGTTATCTACAAGACTGTTGTAAGTCATCACTTGAGCCATTTATGCCTCCTATTTAGCAGTATTTTATCTCCACTCAAGCTTTCAAACAAGATTTAAGCGTAGATTCGAGTACCACTTTTATCAATAATTAATGCTTGTCTACGGGGCTTGTCATTTGGGTTTGAAACAATAGACACGTGAGTCCACCTATCGAACTCTCTTATACATTGGTCATAGGGCAAATCTGAGGCTATGATGGCTTTAACTACCTCATCAGGGGTCATGCTTGGAATACGTAGGTCAGCCGCACATCCTAGCCTATGCTGAGAGGTAGGAGCAGAACCCACCGCCTGATTTACTTGCGCTGATCGAAAGGCCGAGTTAACCATGACAGGCTTGCCACCCAACAAGTCTTTAACTTGCTCCAAGAAGATTGCAAGACGGACAAGGTTTGTTCTTTCAGTTTCGTTAGGTACATTGTCAAACTCCCTAT